GTGTTTTGACCACGACCTTTTTTCTCTCAGTATAAATTAAATTTGCAACGATGGACGATTAATGGGTAGACGAAACCAAAAGAGAGGAGCTCTAACCGATACGGAGCGAGCCGAAATAATCCAAAAGTATAAAACTGGAGACCATACTTATCAGAGCTTAGCCGAGGAATATAAAATCAATAAATCCACGGTGGGCCGAATTTGTAAAGGTCAAAAAAAGTTTAGTCCAGAGAAGGCCGAGGAGACATCTCCTCCGGCTCCGTCTCCGGCTCCGTCTCCATTAATGACGGCGGCCATAAATGACGACCCTATTTTATTCCGGGCTCATAAACTAGTCGAGATAAGTGACGATATACAAGAGACTCGGGAGCGGGGCTCCTTCCATAGTCTCCCCCAATTCCATAGGCTCCATTTACAAGTTCATGACGAATATATCTCGATGAAAAGAGAGGCCGAAGAACTGGAAGGTTTAACCGATCCGAATGAGGTTCTCCACCAAATCGCGATAGCGGTGGCCGGTCTTCCTCCTATCCTCAAGGATAGATTAATGGACATCATAGAGGGAGATTATAGTTCGAATATTATTCCGTTTAAGGTGACTGAAAATGATTAATTTATATAATAGAGATTGTCTGGAGGCCATGCGGGAGATGGCCGATAATAGTTATGACTTGGCGATAGTTGATCCACCATATTTTCAAGAATTTTCGACATCAAAATATACAGGAGGCACATATTCAACAACTGGCATCAAACGCAATCATCAAAAATCAAAATATTGGGATATACCAAATGAAAAATATTTTAATGAATTAATCAGAGTCTCAAAAAATCAGATAATATGGGGCATAAATTACTATTGTCAATATGTTTATAGTCCTGGAAGGATTGTATGGGATAAACAAAATGATTCGAGCACATTTTCGAAATGTGAAATAGCCAGTCATTCTTTTGGTGTCAGAGTTGACCAGTTTCGTTATCGGTGGAATGGAATGTTGCAAGCTGATATGAGAAACAAAGAAATTAGGATTCATCCATGCCAAAAACCAATAGCACTCTATCACTGGTTATTATCAAACTATGCCAAAAAAGGAGATAAGATACTTGACACCCATCTTGGTAGTGGATCAATAGCAATCGCATGTCATGATATGGGTTTTGATTTGGATGGTTATGAGCTGGATGCAGAATATTATGCAGCAGCCAAGAACCGATTACACCAACATCAAAAGCAACTACAATTATTTTAGGATTGACGATGAAGAAGGCTCGCCCATATAATCTCCGAGAATGGTCTCCTCTGGCTCTATATATAATCGAAGTCACGGGAGCCATAAACATAAAAGCATTATCGGATAAACTTGGATATAATAGATTCACGGTTCATAACTGGCTTAAACATGGCGCGGTTCCTAAACTACCAAATATATTAAACATAATCGACTATTTAAGCGGCTATGATGGACAGAGCCCGGAATATCATTTAATAAAAATTATGGAGTGTTATCCGGAGTGGAATTTATTAACGCGGAGACATCGTGGAATATAACTCGATATTCATCATAGACTATTTATCTCATCACTGTTTATCGGAGATAATGGACCCGATGGAATATTTAGACCACGGGTCGATAACTCTCCAGTTCGACATTCCATTATTTATCTCCAGAGCGATATTCTTTAATAATGCCTGGAGTCTCTATGAGTTAGACGAGGATATCTATCCTCGGTTTTATATTCCGACAGAATATCAGTTATCGGATAGTGAGCAATTAAAATATATATGGGATCCGACATCATTAAACCAAGGACATATTCGCGAGTCGATTTATGCTTATTGTGAGGATGGCTATAAACTATATACGGAGATGTTAAAAAATGACATAGATATAAATATAGCGCGGATAATCCTTCCAGAGAATATTTATATTCGGTTTAAGGGCTCCATCTCATTAAGGACATTAAGAGATTATCTCCAAAGGCCATCCCAAAAAATCCACGAAAAAAAGATTAAGGAGATCATTCTCCAGATATGCCGATATAGAATTCCAAACTGGAGAGCCTATGAGTCTCTCTAAACTTAAACGAATCGCGAATAATACGAATCTCTTAATGGTCGAACATCAAAATAACCCGTTAAGATGGTTCTCTCCGACAGAGGTTCAAGAGAAGGTTCTTCGAGATAAATCGAGGCTAGTCCTTCTTAGAGGCGGGAACCAAATAGGGAAGACTTTTTGTGGTAGTTATGAGACGATATGTCATGTACTCGGACATTCGCCATATAAATCCGTTCCTCCGGCTCCTATTGAGGCGTGGGTAATATGTCATTCGTGGGAGCAGTCCCGAACCATAATGGCGAAATTCCACGATCTAGTTCCTAAAAATGAGTTACACCCAAGCGTCGAATTCTCTCCGGCCAAAGGCTATCGAGGGACTGGAGCCCCGGTAGTTCAGTTTAAGAATGGTTCGATCGTCCGTTTTAAGACGACGAATCAAGGGACTCTAGGAGTAGCTTCGGGAACGGTGGATTTTATTTGGATTGACGAGCCTCCTCCTCCGGCCTTATTCGGAGAACTGAGAGCGCGGATAACAAGGAGACCGAATGGCCGAATGCTTTTCACGATGACGCCCATCGGAGCCCCGGTGGACTACCTTAAAGAGATGGTCTCTCAAGGAATTATATCGGAGCATGTTGGGGTTATGAATGTCGCCAATACGACTCCCAAGGGAGTTAAAAGGCCTATGATGACAGAGGCCGAAATCGAGGAATTATCTCGGAGTTATCTTGGAATAGATAGAGCCGCGCGAATGGCTGGTGATTGGGATGTCGGTATTCCAGAGGGTCGAATATTTGAGAAGTTCACGGATGATTTAATCTCCGACTTAACACCGGACCCGAATAAAAAATATATATGGTCGATAGGGATAGACCACGGCCACGAAGTCGCGTCTCAAGTCGCGATTTTATGCGCCGTAGATATAACGGACTCCAAGCGGCCGAGCGTTTATGTAGTAGATGAATATGTCGCCTCTGGAGACTCGGCCGAAACTCATGCGAAGGGAATTATCGCGATGATAAAAAGGAATGGACTTGAAATAGCCCATATCCAAAGATGGACGGGAGACCGGAGTCACGGTGGCTCAAAAAATAACGGCGGGAGAATGTCGAATACGATGTTAATGGCGGCCTTTGCGCATGTGCTTAGTTATCCCAAGGGAAAACTCCCATTTAGAATCCGAACGGCCTATAAACCAAAGTATAGCGTTTATTATGGATGTCAAAGTATACATGAGTTAATGTGTGATAGTCGTTTTCAGATATTCCCCAGGGCTAAAAGAGTCATAAAATCTCTAAAGTATTGGAGTATGAAGGCGAACGGCGGCATGGATACGCTCTCAGAGTGGAAACATGCGATAGACGCGCTCCGATATGCTATAATCCCGATTATCGATATGCAGTATCAGAGCCCTAAACAAGCTAAATTAAAACTAAGAGGATAGACGATGTCAAAGCAACTCCCACCAATGCCCATAAATCATAATCCAATGACTCAAAGACGAATCGAACATTCGGCCTTAAGACGACGATTATTAACTGGAGAATGGCTCCAAGATTTAATCGATGCTATCGCCAACCATATCCCGGAGAGCCGTCAAGCCGCATGGGGAATTCCCGATATGAGTTCCAATATATTTAAAGCCGCGACGGAGGCTTTATGTGGGCTTTATGTGGAGCCTCCATCGATAGCCGTCAATGAGAGTTATGAAGGCCAGTCGGAGAGCCTACTAGGGAGAGGAGGTCTCATAAATCGCGCGGGTCTTTGGCCTTTAATGCAGAGAGTCCAATATTTTACTATTGGAATGCGTGAATGTTTCCTCAGAGTCGACATAACCGACGACGGCTCCGATTTATTATATCGAATTGTGACTACGGATATGATAGACGCGGAGGCCTCTCCCGGGGACCCGAGCCGTCCCATCGAGATAAAGGAGACGCGTCTCCGTTATTGTGATCAATGTGATAAATACGAATGGACGATAGACTATCTCTCCATAGAGAATCCAGATTATCCGGAATATAAAATATATACGATTAACGCCAGCGGAGAGAAGGACGAAGAAGTTACAGAGAAGTATCTCGGACAGGATATGAGCGGAGATAATTATCCTTATCGCGATAGAGATGGCGTTCCCTTCCTTCCATATTCTTTATATCATGCGGAGATACATGGGAAACTCTTTGACTCTTTCACTTTGCGCGAAGTAGTGGAGGGTTCTTTAAGTTCTAGCGTCCTTTATACTTATTTCCTTCATCTCGCGCGCGATTGTTCTCATCCTCAGAGATATATCTTGGGAGCGACTTTGGCGGGGCTAGATACCTTTGATAATAATCTCGATTCTCGGAGACAAGCTATCGCCAGCGATCCCGCGTCTATTTTAGTCTTCGCTCCCGATCCCGATCTTCAACCGGGCCAGCAAGTCCAAATAGGACAATTCCAAGCGGGAGGAGATGTAACTAAGATGTTAGAGTCGATAACAGTCTATGAGAGACGACTCGCGGCTTATATGGGTATCAATCCAAGCGATGTCCAGAGAATGAGCGGAGACCCAAGGAGCGGAGCGGCCATCGCGATAAGCCGTTCATCCTTGAGAGAGGCCCAAAGGAAATTCGCTCCGTCATTCCGAAGGGGAGATATAGAGACTATCGAAATCTCGGCCAAAGTATCGAATAGATTTTTAGGAACCGATTATCCGGAGAGCGGTTATCGGATAGAGTATCATGCCATTCCATTAAGTCCCCAAGAGCAAAAAGAACAAAGAGAGAATATTCTCAGTTTATTAAATGCCGGACTTATCTCCAAAGTGGACGCGATAAAAGTTCTTCATCCAGATTTAGACGAACTGGACGCGCGAAAGATGTTATTAAGAATTCAACAAGATAATTTATCGTTTTAACATTCAACAAAGGGAAAAAATATGAGTAAAACAAAAGTTATAGAGGGAATTGAATATGTGGAGAAGTCACATGTCGACGAGATAGTTAGACAGAGGCTCTCTAAATATGTCGACAAAAATCAAGAGTTAGAATCCCGTCTCAGTGAATACCAAAGCAAGATAGACGAGACTCAATCCAAAATAGGACTCGTCGATAATCTCCAAAGTCAAGTAGAGTCGTTAAAAGGCGAGTTATCTCAAGCGAACTCCAGATATGAGCGTCATTCGACTATATCGAATTATGGGATAGTCGATAATGATATTCGAGATGCGGTCGAATGGGCTTTTGAACGCTCGATGAAAGATAGACCCAAAAAAGACCAAGTCTCTCTAGGAGACTGGCTCAAGGAAATTAACGATAACCCGTCGAACGCTCCGACTGTCATTCGTCCATATTTCCAAAATAAAACCCAAGAGCCATCTCCAGCGGCTCAAGAATCCCAAGAGCCGTCTCCAGTGGCTCAAGGCTTATCCTTAGCCTCCCAAGAGCCGTCTCCAGTGGTTAAGCCTCAAACAAATCGAGGAGTTAAGCCTCAAGGCCAAAATTCACCGGCTCCAGATTTACTAAAACGCGCTGGAGACCCGGAGTTCTATCGACAAAATAGAGAGGCTATCAAGGAGGCGTTCTATCGCTCCCGTGGGAATTCTCAATCTCCCTATAAATTCTAGGAGGGGAGATGGCCTATTATCGTTTTAGTGATGGAGCCGGAGTCCCATCTCAAAGAGATTTTAATAATCAATCCTCTGTTAGTGTTAATCACGGTCTCGGATATATGCCTCAAGTCTGGATTATCATAGATGGAGAACTCGTCGACGCTCAAATAACCTATAATAATAACTTGACATTTACAGTCACTTTTTATCAAGGCGTATCCGGTGTGATATATTACAGATGATTTTAAACTCAAACACAAACTAATCTTTTAGGAGATACAATGGCTCAAAGATTTTTAGCTCCCGAGGTCACTTTTGAAGGCCTTATTAAACAAAATGGAACTGTTAGCAACGATTCACATGTTATTACTCGTGGATACCTTCATGGTAATGTCATTAATGGAATTCATCCAGATAGCGCAAACTATGCGGAAGTTATCGCCGATAATGGTGTTAACAAATTAAAGTTAAAGCCTTTAACCGTTACCGATGTAACAGTTAATAGTTCAGCGACCAGTTTATCAGACTTTGCGAATAATGTTTATGATGGCTCCAATTTCCAAGAAGGCGACATCGTATTCTTAACTTCGATGACTCCGACTGAATGCTATATCCACAATGGCGGAAGTGCAGGCAATTCGAACGATTGGGAACTGGTTAACTCTGGTTTATCTCAAGCCCAAGTTCGCGCGATGTTGTCAGCCTCAAGCGGCGTTAATTATAATTCTTCGACTGGAGAATTCACGGCCGACCAAGCGGAGATTCAAGCGTTTTTCTCAGCCGGAACCGGTCTCTCTTATAGCGCGGGTCAATTCGCCTTAAATGCGACATCGGACCAAATCTCCGAAGGTTCTTCGAATTTATTCTTCACTGACGCAAGAGCTCAAGGCGCGATCTCTGTAGCGAGTTTAGGCGCGACAGATGTTCAACTCTTGGACTATTCGAATGGTGTTCTTAGTGTAGCTTTGAGTGATATATTCTCTCAGTTTTCAGCCGGCTCCGGTCTCGCTTGGGATGGCGGTGGAGAGTTCTCTCTTAATGCCGATAGCGACGACATCTCCGAAGGTGTCAATAATTTATTTTATACTGACGCGCGCGTTTATGCCTCTTTGAGTGCTGGCGTAGGCTTGCAATTCTCGAACGGCGAATTTGCTCTTAATGCCGATAGCGACGACATCTCCGAAGGTACTTCGAATTTATTTTATACCGATGCAAGAGCTCAAAGCGCGATCTCTGTTAGTGGAGCCGGCCTCTCTTATAGCTCTGGTGTATTCACTTTGACGGCCGATAGCGACGACATCTCCGAAGGAACCACAAATCTCTATCATACTACAGCTAGAGCTAGAACCAGTATCCAAGCGGATCCCTCCTCTAAAAACTTGTTAACTTACATGAACCAAAGTGGCGACATTATGGTTAGTATTGACAAGTTCCGCAAAGATTTTCAAAATCAATCTTTGACGGCTAACACAGGTCTCCAACTTACTCATAACTTGGGTCATCAACTCGTTGATGTTATTGCCATGGACTCTCAAGGCGAAAAAATTGATTTACAAGTCGTTTATACTTCGTCGACAGTGGTAACAGTTACTTCGACTGTAGGCTTGACAGGTGTAGACATCGCGGTTAGAATCTAAAAGTCGATACAAAAGAACTATTATTTTGGGGCTCCTTCGGGAGCCTTTTTTTATCTATCCTTTTCGATGATAAGACATAAATCTCCGGTTCCCGATTGAACTCCAATAAGAATATCGCGGTTAGACTGTCTCCCGGTCTCCAGGTGTAGCGTGAAAAGGTTATTCGCGGGGACGAATCCGAAGTCCGTTATCGTTCCTCCGAAGTCGTCTCCATCGTCTCCGATGTTTGTAAAATATAAAGATTGTACGGAGCCGAATGTTATCTTGGTAGCGGTGACGGGGAGTAAAATCTTTTGAGCCGTATCAGTAATAGAGACTCTTTTAATATATGGGTATTGGTTTACTGTAGATAAATCGAGAGTAGCCATCTTAACTCCTTAAAAAATTGACTATTTATGTCATAGATAACACATATTGACATTATATGAGATATATTTATCTTGAGTCCAAGATTTTTATATCGGGAGAGGTTCAAAGTCGGATAGGGTCGCTCCCGGAATAGCGTAAATCCGAGATAAATAAAACTATTTGATTTTGAAAAAAGGAGCTATTATTATGGCTATTATAGATTATGCTGGCCTGGGAGACTTGCGTCTCGCGGCTATGATTGAAAATGAAGTTAGAGCAAACTTGGCGGATA